ATTTGTGATGCTATGGCACAGGCAGCGGAAGAACTAGAGGTGCCTATCAAATGGGGTGCAGCTTGGTCAGAGGGTGACATCCGTTATTACGATGACACTGCAGAAGATGCAATGAATGCATATATTGATTTACGTAGATCACAAGGGCGTAGACCATTTATTGATGCTCCACATTTTGAGATGATGTAATGAAATGGTTAGTATTGGTTTTACTGTTATCTAGCTGTGGTTTAACTTCACTGTTACCTACAGGTGGAACTAACGTAGCTGCTAATACACAACTTGGTAAAGAAAACAAACAAGCTGTAGTTACTTACGAAGAAGAAGAAACTAATAACGCAGGACGTGACATTATCACAGAAACAAAAGAAGTAGAAGCAGGTCCAGTAGAAAAGCTAATGATCAACAATCAAAACATACCCCCTTGGGTTATAATGTTATTACTACTAGGATGGCTACTACCAACCCCAACACAAATAGGTCAATCAATAGCAAACTTTGTGCTTGCATTATTTAGAAGAAAGAGTTAAAATGGCACGAGCATTAACAGAAAAACAACAAAAACTACTTGCAGTTTTATTTGACGAAGCAGGTGGTGACATTAATGTTGCTAAACGAATAGCAGGATATTCGGATGCTACTTCATCTACGGAGATCATTAACTCTTTAAAAGAAGAAATCTTAGATGCTACATCAGCATACATGGCACGTAATGCACCTAAAGCTGCAATGGCTATGGTAGGTGCTTTGTATGATCCTACTGAGCTAGGTATTCGTGACAAGATGCAAGCAGCTAAAGAATTACTTGACCGTACTGGTTTAGTTAAAACAGAGAAAATGCAGGTAGAAGCAAAAGGTGGTGTAATGCTAATGCCACCAAAACAAATGGATGATGATGACTAAACCTCTTAAACAGTGGAAGTTACCCCAACCAACAGACATAAAAGAAGATAACGAATGGGTTCGTATTCCCCGTATATCTAGGACAATACCATTTGGGTATGAAATAGACCCTGACGATCCTGACGTACTATTACCTATTGAGCATGAACTTGATATGCTTGAACAGGCACAAAAATATCTTAAACAGTACTCTTATCGTGAAGTAGCTAATTGGCTAACACGAAATACAGGTAGAGACATATCTCACGTAGGATTACGGAAACGGTTGGAAAATGAGCGACAACGAAAAAACAAAGCTAGAAGCCTTCGCAGATGGGCAGACTATGCGAAAAAGGCAATCGCCAAAGCGGAAGAAATTGAACGCACAAGACTCGGAGCCAAAGCCGACGAGGACTACGAGGAAGCGAACTACAGCGAAGCCAAAGCCTGAACCCGCAAAGATAGTTGATGAGATTCCTATTGAGGAACAACACAACGTAATCTTTAAACCTAATGCAGGACCACAGACAGACTTCCTTGCTGCAGGTGAACGTGAAGTCCTATATGGCGGCAGTGCGGGTGGTGGAAAAAGTTATGCGATGTTAGCTGACCCTTTACGGTATATGGGTCACCCAAACTTTTCAGGGCTACTGCTGCGTCACACAACAGAAGAACTTAGGGAACTTATATTTAAGTCACAAGAAATGTACCCTAAGATATGGCCTGGAATTAAATGGTCAGAAAGAAAGATGCAGTGGACTGCGCCATCTGGTGCGAGATTGTGGATGTCCTACCTAGACAGGGAAGATGACGTTCTGCGTTACCAAGGTCTAGCGTTTAGTTGGATAGGCTTTGACGAATTGACGCAATGGGCTAGTCCATTTGCATGGAACTACATGCGGTCACGTCTACGGTCCACTGCACCCGACTTGCCTATCTTTATGAGGGCAACTACAAACCCAGGAGGTAGGGGTCATCATTGGGTTAAGAAAATGTTTATTGACCCATCTCCTGCAGGAAAAGCTTTTAATGCAACTGATATTGAAACAGGTGAAGAACTTAAATATCCTGCAGGACACGCAAAGGCAGGAAAGCCTTTGTTCAAACGTAGGTTTATACCTGCACGTCTTTCAGACAATCCTTACCTAAGTAAACAAGGTGACTACGAGGCAATGCTACTATCGTTGCCTGAACAACAACGTAGGCAGCTACTAGAAGGTGATTGGGATATTAAAGAAGGCGCAGCCTTCACTGAGTTTGATCGTAACGTCCATGTTATTGATCCATTTAAGATACCAAACAATTGGGTTAAGTTTAGGGCTTGCGATTATGGATATGGTTCTCATAGTGCTGTTGTGTGGTTTGCCGTTGCGCCTGATGAGCAACTTATCGTATATAGAGAATTGTACGTCAGTAAAGTACTCGCAACAGACCTTGCCGATATGGTCTTAGACCTAGAGTCAGAAGATGGAAATATTAAGTATGGAGTTCTTGACTCTTCTTTGTGGCATAAGCGTGGTGATACTGGCCCTAGTCTTGCTGAACAGATGATTAGTCGTGGATGCCGTTGGAGGCCATCAGATCGTTCTAAAGGTTCACGTGTTGCAGGTAAGAACGAGATACATAGACGTTTACAAGTAGACGAGTTTACAGAAAACCCCAGACTAGTATTCTTTAACACTTGTACAAACATGGTAGCACAATTACCCGCTATACCACTGGATAAGAAAAACCCTGAAGACATTGACACACATTCTGAAGATCACTTGTATGATGCATTACGATATGGTATAATGTCAAGACCACGGTTTAGTATATTTGACTACGATCCTAATAGTGTCCGTTCAATGGGTATGAGAGTAGCAGATTCAACATTTGGCTATTAAGGAAAAATAAATGGCAGAAGAAAATGACATCTTTATTGAAGACGATTCAATCGCACTAGAGGACACAGATAACTCTACTGAGTTTGATGCAGATACTTCAAAAATCATACCTTATGTTATGGAACGGTTTCATCGTTCTGAAGACTATCGTCGTCAAGATGAAGAACGTTGGCTAAGATCGTATAGGAACTATCGTGGTATTTATGGTCCTGATGTACAATTTACTGAAGCAGAAAAGTCTCGTGTCTTTATCAAAGTTACAAAAACTAAAACGCTTGCTGCCTACGGGCAGATTGTTGATGTTCTATTTGCTAACAATCGTTTTCCTCTTTCTATAGAACCTACTGAACTACCAGAGGGTGTAGTTGCAGATGTACACTTTGATCCTGCTGAACCTGAACAAATGCGTGAAGACGGACTAAATGAAAGCAGTCCATATGGATTTAAAGGTGATGGTAAAGAGTTTCCTGCAGGTGCTACACTAAAAACACTAAACGAAATGCTTGGTCCTATCAAAGATAAGTTTGAAGGGATTGACAATGTACAAGCAGGTGTAGGTAAAACCCCTACAGCAATTACGTTTAGCCCTGCAATGATTGCAGCAAAGAAGATGCAAAAGAAAATCCAAGATCAGTTGGAAGAATCATCTGCATCTAAACACCTACGCAGTACAGCATTTGAAATGGCACTATTTGGTACTGGTGTCATGAAAGGTCCGTTTGCTGTAGATAAAGAGTATCCTAACTGGGATGAAGACGGTAACTATGATCCTATGTTTAAAACAGTACCACAGGTATCTCATGTATCTGTGTGGAACTTTTATCCTGATCCAGATGCCAACAGCATGGATGAAGCACAGTATGTAATTGAACGTCACAAGCTTTCTCGTACACAGATGAGAGCATTGAAGAAGCGTCCATACTTCCGTAGTCAAGTTATTGATGAAGCAATTATGCTTGGTGAAAACTATGACAAACAATATTGGGAAGATGATTTATCTGACTATGCACCAGAGCATGGCATTGAACGTTATGAAGTCCTAGAGTATTGGGGTATGGTTGACACTGAGATGCTTGAAGAGCAAGGTGTAGACATTCCAGATGAACTAACAGCATTTGATGAACTACAAGCAAACGTGTGGATTTGTAATGGTAAACTAATTCGCATGGTCCTCAACCCATTCAAACCTGCACGTATTCCTTATCAAGCTGTACCGTATGAACTAAATCCATACTCATTCTTTGGTGTTGGTATTGCAGAAAATATGGACGATACGCAAACCTTGATGAATGGTTTCATGCGAATGGCTGTTGACAATGCTGTATTATCTGGTAACCTATTGATTGAGGTTGATG